AATGACACGCACAGAGATTATTGCTCGATTGTTGGCCACAGCGGATGAAGGAACATTCGCTGATTTGGATAGTTTAACCCCTGAAGAACTGCTGGAATTGGCCAGCCCTATGTTGGATTTGGAGATCGAAGAATGCGACTCACACTAATCATCTTTGCCCTAACACTGTCAGCCTGTGCGGATGATGGCTGTTCTTACACAACCACACGCTACAACAACAGAGACTTACTTACTGGAGAATACACCAGCATCCTGTGTAGTGATTTGATCTGCCCAAATCAGCCTGTTAATCGCAGTTGTCGAGCGGGATAGGGTAAATAACACACTATGGCAGAAAGAAAAACAAGAAAGACCGCCACCATTGAAGTGACGGGTGTAGTAGTAGGGCGGGATAAGAAAGTTATCCCTGCCCAGGATGTTGAAAAGTTGGCCGGGATTGGCTGTAAAGACAGCGAAATATGTGCGTGGTTTGGTGTGGATGAAAACACCTTGACCTATAACTTCCGCGATGAACTCACCCGGGGGCGTGAGTCAATGAAGCAAAGCCTACGCCGTGCTCAACTGCGATTGGCCTTGAGCGGCAATGCGGTCATGTTGATCTGGTTGGGAAAGAACCTGTTGGGTCAAAGTGATAACCCATTCAACAGTGAAGAGTCGGCACCATTGCCCTGGACTGAATAATGTTCCCATATATGGGCGGCAAGGCCTTTCATATTGGTCATTTAGATGCTGTATTCCCTTTCAATGTTGATACCTTTGTGGATGTGTTTGGTGGTGCAGGATGGGTATCTGTTAAAACTCAAGTAGTGGCACAGACTCGTGTTTATAATGATCTCAATCCACATTTGGCCAATATCTTTCATTGGTTCAGCCAAGATCCAGCAGGTGTAAAATCCACCATTGAATCCTGGCCACAACAAGACCCAGCAGTTTATAGAAAATTTCAGCAGGAAATATTTGGCAGTGATCCTATTCCATTGAGTCGAGAATCAGCAGCCAAATATCTATATCTTGAAATTCAAAGTTTCTCGGGCAATACCCTGGGATTAAACAGCAGTGTGTATTTTGATAAAATTCATACCATAAATCCATTGTTGAAAAAACTTACCAACTCCCGTATCATTGGGAGATTACAAAATCTCATTGTGGAAAATCTTGATTGGGTCAAGGTCATTGACAAATATGATGGGCCCAATGTATTTTTCTATTTGGATCCACCTTATTTTCAAAAAGAACATTATTACACACAAACATTTGATCAATCACAACATCAAGCATTGGCTCAACGATTATCCTCAATCCAAGGACAATTTGCCTTGAGTTATTATCATTTTGATCAATTAGATCAATGGTATCCTCAAGATCAATTCACAAGATCAACTTATACTATCGGTAAGCCCAGCAGCAGCAAAAATAACAAGCAGCGTGGTGAAGAATTAGTCATTAGGAATTATTGATGCCACTGACCGTGCCCCAGCAGATGATAGTGGATGCCCCACAGCGATTTAAATGTATTTTGGCTGGAAGAAGATTTGGCAAGACACATTTAAGCATTAGACAACTGGCCTGGCATGCGAAAGAACCTGGTCGCACCATATGGTATGTGGCCCCAACCTACAGACAGGCCAAGATGATTGCTTGGAAGAAACTACGCAATCAACTCACTGACCTACGCTGGGTCAAGAAGATCAACGAAACAGAACTCAGTCTTGAACTGAAGAATAACAGCACTATAGCACTTAAAGGAGCAGACAATTATGATAGCCTACGAGGAGTTGGACTCGACTATTTGGTCATTGATGAGTTCGCCGATATCGCACCTGAAGCCTGGTATGAAACACTGCGTCCCACTCTCTCGGATCGCAGAGGCGGTGCGATGTTCATTGGGACCCCAAAAGGACTTAACTGGGCCTATGAGTTGTATGGTCAATGCCATACCGAGCCCGATGAATGGGCCAGTTTTCAATATACCACCCTGGATGGTGGACAGGTTGATGCCGCCGAAATAGAAGCAGCACGCCGAACTTTAGATGAACGCACATTCCGCCAAGAATATGAAGCCACCTTTGAAACATTCTCTGGACGAGTGTTCTACGCATTTGATCGTGCCACCAACCTGCGAGAATGGACGGGAAACATTCCCCATCAGTTAGAAATTGGAATGGATTTTAATATTGATCCTTGTAGTGCCGTGGTGGCTGTGCGTCTTAAGGATGGTCTACACATCATTGATGAGATAGTTATATTTGGCAGCAATACCGATGAGATAGTAGAAGAAATCAATACCAGATACCCCGGTAAGAGCATTGTGGTGTATCCAGATCCAGCCGGCAGTGCTCGCAAGACATCAGCCGGTGGGCGAACAGATCATACCATATTGAGGTCAGCCGGATATCGTGTGCTGGCACCCAACCGCCACAATCCAGTTAGAGATGGCATCAATGCTGTTAATGGCTTATTACGCAGTAGTAGTGGTGTTTCCAGGCTGTTTGTGGATCCAAAATGTAAATATACCATAACCAGTTTGGAGCGATTGACATATCGTGCCGGCACCAGCCAACCAGACAAGGATAGTGGCTATGATCACATGGCAGATGCACTGCGTTATTGTGTGGATTATCTATTCCCCATAAGGCAGCCGGTAAAGGATCCAGAAGTCAAGATGTGGTCGCATAAAATAGGAAGTAGATAAATGGCAAATCAAACACTGGTCAATGACTATGCGAGACTTTCAGTTACCAATATGGAATATGCTCGCAATAGAACTCGTTGGACCTTTCTCTATGATTCATATTGTGGGGGACAGGATTATAGATTAGGGGGATACCTTACTCGCTATGTGTTGGAACAGCCCGGAGAGTATAATGCCAGATTACTCAACACTCCACTAATCAATCACTGTGCTGCCATCGTAGCAGTGTATATGAGTTTCTTGTTTCGCAATGACATAGCCAGAAATTTTGAATCTTGGGAAGGGCGACCAGATTTAGATAGTTTTCTCCGAGATGCCGACTACGAAGGCCGCAATATGAATGCCTTTATGAAAGAAGCCGAATGTTGGGCTTCAGTGTTTGGACATACTTGGATTGTAATGAGCAAGCCCAATGTTGGTGCTACCACTTTGGCACAAGAACAAGAGATGGGTGTGCGTCCTTATATGAGTCTCATAAGCCCCTTGGTGGCCAACGATTGGCGTTGGGAGCGTAAGGTCACTGGCGAATATGAATTGGTGTATTTCAAATACATCGAAGAAGTATTAGATAAAATGACCATACTGAAAGAAATAACTCCTACAGAAATTCGCACTTATGTATTGGATGATGAAAACAAAGAAGCACACATAAAAAGCATAGAAGTCAATGAACTGGGCCGTGTTCCAGTGGTGCTGTTATACAATCAACAAAGCGTGGTCAAAGGCATTGGCATTTCAGACATCAATGACATCGCAGACATCCAGCGTATGATTTACAACATGACAAGCGAGTGCGAACAAAGCATAAGATTGGACGGTCATCCCAGTTTAGTCGTACCACCAACGGCACAATTAGGGTCAGGTGCCGGTGCTCTTATCGTTCTCCAGGAAGGCACAGATCCAGGTCTCAATCCTTATTATTTGGAACACAATGGCAGCAATGTGGACAACATTCGCAATGTAATGAAAGACTTGGAACAACAAATAGATCAGTTGGCCAATGTGGGTGCCGTTAGAGCCACAGCAGCAAGAACATCCAGTGGCATAGCATTGGAAACAGAATTCTCTCTACTCAACGCTCGTCTGGCAGAAAAGGCCGATAATTTAGAACTATGCGAAGAACAAATATGGGAATTGTTTGGTCAGTTCCAAGGTATAGAATGGACTGGATCAATCAAATATCCAGACAGTTTCAATATGCGTGATGTGGAGCGTGAATATCGCGAACTCAATTTGGCTAAGACGGCAGCGACCAGTCCTGAAGCCATGGCAGTCATAGACTACCGAGTTAGAGAATTGTTAGACGATCCCAACTTACCAGAAGAACCAGCCAGCCATTTAGTATCACAGGGATTACCGGCAAGCGGTCCTGTTAAGACTGGTCCGGTTGATCCGCTACCGGCCATGAATACGACCAATCCCACAGCAAGGCCACGCAGATACTTTTCAACAACCACAACAGGATTAGAATAAAATGGAAAAACTAATTGCCAGCCTATTAATGGCATTTGCCAATAACTTTGCGTTCTATCTCAAGTCGCATCAGTTCCATTGGGCTGTCATGGGCGAGAACTTCCCACAATATCACGACCTATTGGAAGGTATCTACACTGACGCACAAGCAGCCATTGATGGGTATGCGGAAGAATTGCGTAGGTTGGGAGTGTTTCCCAAAGGTGATTTACAAGACATCATTGCTGATAGTGCTATCACCGATACAACAACTGATGCCCGGATTACAGATCCACAAGAAATGTTTTTAGTATTGTTGGGCAATCTCGATACCATAATCACCACACTACAAGACACTTATGATTTGGCAACTCCAGTAAGAGAATATGGACTACAAAACTTTCTGGGAGAACGCATTGGTGCTCATCGTAAGACACAATGGAAACTCACTGCCACGGTGACTCCTTGTGTGGAATATCAGCCAGGCAATGAGGAATTCCCCAGCCACACCATGACCAATCCAGAAACGGGTGCCGCAGCCGAAATTGAAACTGAAGCACAACATGATGCTGCCATTGGGGCAGGATACACCGAAGAGTCAGCACCATATGAAGAATCAGAATCATATGAGGATATGAGCACATCAACTTAAGGAAATCATTATGCCTATGCCATTGCCCACACGCGGAAGTCGAACCGAAAAGAACAAAAAACGACCAAAACCGCCACCTAAAAAATAAAGGAATGTAATTATGACTATAAGCGTATTAAATGCGTCAACAGCAAAACAAATGGACACATTACTCAATGCTCCTACTACCAGCACATTTACACTGCCTCAAGGCACAGTGTTAGTGGTGGCTTCCGTTGGAGCACATTGGATCAATATAGGAAGTAATCCTGTGCTGAATACTTCGACTAATTTTTGTGTGCCAGCAGGTGCTGCTTTGGAATTCTCGTGTTCAGCAGGCGATAAGATCGTAGCAGCCAGTCATATCACCGGCGGGCATCTCAGCGTGGCATATTAATCCTAAGGAACCAAAATGAAAAAAAAACCCGTAAAACCACCTAAAAAGTATTGATTCACTAAATAACCACACAATACTCTAAAGGAGGCACGCCAACTATGGGCAACCAAGACATAGGCTACGAGGACACTGGGTCCGACGAAACAATTCGTAATAACCAGGCAGTTGGGAAGACTTACACACAAGAAGAATTCGATCAACATATGGCACGAATGAAAGCCAGTCTTGTCAAGAAATATGAAAAGACTTATGCTGAATTAGGTGATCCAGATGAACTACGCCAATTAAAAACAGAATCAGAACGCCGTAGGCAAGAAGATCAAGTCAAGCGTGGGGAATTCGAAAATATTCTTAAAGAAAAGGCTTCCAGATTCGAACAAGAAATAAAGAAGCGGGATGACATCATCAAGCAATATACGATTGATGTTCCCTTGGTGTCAGCAGCAGCACAACTTCGTGCGGTAAATGCTGAACAGGTCAAGCAGTTGTTGAAAAACAGTGTTAGACTTAATGATTCAGGGGAAGTTGAGGTATTGGATGACAAAGGCCAGGTTAGGTATAGCGACAAAGGAACTCCTTACGCTGTGCAGGATTTGGTAGGAGAGTTTCTCAAGAACAATCCACACTTTGTAGCAGCCGGTGCCACAACCAGCAATAGTCGTAGTAGCCATGGTCGAGGCCCAGAACCCTTGGATGTGACTAAATTAGATATGCGTAATCCCGAACATCGCAAAATGTTTAGGCAACATAGCCAAGGTCGTAAAACTTAAACTTAACCTTAAAGGAAACGATTATGGCAATGCCAAACAACAACAATAGTTTATGGAATGATGAATTTTTCGCCAATTTTGTCACACAGGCAGAATTTGCGGCGTATGAGACCAGTGTGGCTCGCGAACTCTCAACCGTGTTTGATATCCCATTGAACAGCGGTAAAGTAGCACAGGTTCCAATCTGGGGCCAAGGAACTGCCCAATTGATCACTGATGAAGCAGCCGCTACAGCAATTAACACCACATCAAGCCAAGCCCTTATCACAATGGCCGAGCATGTGTATTACAGCCAAGTTACCGACATGCTTCGTAACAGTGCTTATAACGATGTTATGAGTCAGTTGGCCGAAGTCAGTGGTCGTGCCATTGGTGAAAGTTATGACACAGATGCATTCAGCAAGTTTGCCAATTTCTCAAGTGATATCGGTAGCACCACTACCGAACTAACTGTTAATTTGATCCTACAGGCCGCAGCCACCCTGCGTAGTCGTAAAATCATGGGTCCTTATTTTGCAGTTGTGCATCCAACACAGGCTTATAACCTCAAGAAGCAATTGACCACAACTTTACCATATAGTGGTGTGACAGCCGGTAGTCAATTAGGTGCTATCAGTGATGTTGGTAATGAAGCATTGTATAGTGGTTTTGTTGGCAGCATTGCTGGCGTTACTATCTATGAAAGTGCCATGGTCGCAGCAGTGACAACTGGCGGTGCTACAGCCTATCGTGGTGGTATCTTTGCTCGCACAGGTCTTGGTATTGCTCAACGCGGTGGATTGAATCTACAGACTCTATATCTACCACAACAGCGTGCCACAGACATGGTAGTCACAGCAGTGGCCGGTGCCAGTGTGTTACAAAGCACACACGGCGTGGCCCTCACAGCAGAAGGCGTGATTAACTAATATCTGTGATCAGGTAATATAAGGAACTATAATGGCAATATTCCCAAATTGGATTTATGATGGCACTGGCGTAATAGGCTTTGCCGATTATGAAGCAGTCCAGGCTGCTGACCAGCGTGTATTTGAAGCCAATGAGGGACTAACTGAAGAAGTAATTGAAGATCTCACTATTCGTTCAACACAGCGTATCCTCTACCAGATTGGCAACTCCGACTGGTGGAGGACCTACTATGTGCGAATGAGTGGTGGCACTTATCTTACCAATTTCAGTTTAGGTCTATTACCAATTCCCAACCCCAATCCAAATAAAATCATTGAACGCACGGCGGATTTCACTGACTTATGTGTTTATTACGCATTGAGTTATTATATCTACCCAAAGATTGCTGATTTCAACAATCAAGAAAATGCGGAACGAGTCAAGATAGGCTTTTT